GACGGACCAAAAGGATTATGATCATATCCGAATCGTGAACGTCGAGGAGCCCGCCATGGGCTCGGCCGAGGACGTTCGGAAGACCCTGTCCCAACTCTCGTTCGCGCCGTCGTGCGTGGACATGGGATGGGAGTGGGAGGTGGAAGTCGTCTACAGGATGGACGCCGAGAACCCGCTGCCGGGGAGACCGCAAATGGTGGGCTGCAGCTACCGCCTCCGGACCACGTTCATGCGGCCGGACAGGGAGACGAGGGAGATCAAGAAAGGGTTCGGTCGCTGGTGGGAGGTCCCACTGGACGTGACCGTCTCAGGGGTTGTGAAAACGGCCTTTGCCGCCGCCAAGATGATCCTCGAGCATGAGCTTATGGAGAGCTTCAAATGGCGAGACGCCCGCGTGTTCGATCCGCACCACACGGTCGGAGAGCTGGCCTCAATCCAGCCGGGCCGTTACACCGACTCCATTCTGTAATATCGATCATTTCTCCGCGTGACATGACTTTCCTCTCTGGGTCTTGTTCGCGGCCACCATGTGACGGCGACAACCGCGAAGCCGAAAGGCTATGGCGCCGTCGAAGGGGTCCAGTTCGGCCATCAGCTCGGGGTACGGGCTCGGCATCAGGCCGTGGACGTCGGCGGAGACGCGGTCCCACCGGTCGATTTCGGCCTGGGAGGTGACTATCTTCTGGCCGCGGCGGGCCTTGTCGCCCATCAGGTTGACGTACTTCTGGAGAGAGTTTTTGAACTTGGCGAGGGCGCTTCGGAACGCTTCCGGAGGGCCCTCCGCGTGGGCGGACACGAGGGCACGGGCGTCGGCCTCCACAGCATCTCCAGCCACGGCCGTCTCCTCGCGCAGCTTTCCGTCACCCGGGACTTTCGGTCTTGAGGTCATGACCGAAAGTACAGCCAGGGCGAACGGGATCTAGGTCCTGAAAAAAGACCGGGAGCTCACAAGGAAATTGCACGATATGGAGACGCGAAGCCCGTCCGACTCGTTCACCTCGACGCTGTGGGTAAGGCTCCCGTCAAAGGTGAGGAGGAGCCCTGGCTCCGGCTCTATGCGTCGGCCTCGAACGCCGGGAAAGACGATGGCCGCGGCCGGGCGGGGGACTTGGATATAGTATGCGGCTGAGACCCGGCCCGGGTTGTGCTTGTGCTGGCGGTTGAAATGCCCCTTCCCGTTGACGATAGCCCATAGCTCGTCAAAACCGCCGACTTCCTTTCGAAGGAAGGCGGACAGTGCGTCGAACCCGGGAAGGACCGCGGTGCTGAGGTCGTGACTGTGCCATCCGCCAACAGAGCTCTTCCCGGGCCTCCCGAGGTCGGTGCGGCGAAGGAGGTCAATCGAGTCCAGGATGTCCCGATTGGTCCTTTCAAAGCCGGGAAGGTACGACCGTCTGATGTCCATTCAGCGCCAAGACGGTACAGGAGAGCGTTGAGACTGGAGTACATCCGCCGATTTACTCGGATGTACGGTCCCGGATGAGAGACGACGAGACGCGCGTCTGCCGGCTTTGCGGCGGAGACCCGAAGCCCAAGTCCGAGTTCTACAGCTACAAACAGAAGCAACGAAACGGAAAGGTCCTCACCCTGACAAGGACGGAATGTCGGAGGTGTCAGGACGGGAGGACACGTAAGTACCACCGAGACAATCGGGATAGGTACATGCTTAACAACTGCCGCCGGGGAGACAGGGAAAATGGCCTCGCCACAGTCATCACTAGGGAAGACCTTCGACACCTGATGGTTCAGGCGTGCCATTACTGCGGACAAAATGATGGCAAAGTCGGAGTGGACCGCGTCGATAACTCCAGGGGGCATTCCCTAGAGAACTGCGTCCCATGTTGCATTCGTTGTAACTGTCTCAAACGGGACATGCCGACCGTGGCATGGCAGTTCTTAGTCCCGTACGTGAAACAGGCCCACGACCTCGGCCTATTCGGAGAGTGGATAGGTCACAACGTCGGATCCCAAATACGCGGAAACCGTCGATCTCTGCAGCCGAAGCCTGAAGACCGACGGTTTCGAACGGCGCCAACTGGCACCAGTTGATTACGCGCGGATGCGTACGGAAAGAGTGACCACTATATACTCGAGCGGGAAGACCGGGACGTAGATGGCCGACGCCCGGAGGATGGTCGGGTCGTTGTCGTCGACCGTGACCTCGATGCCCGTGGCCTTCTGCACGATCTGCTGGTCGACGAGCTGCGAGAAGGCGCCGACCATCGAGTTCTCGACCGACTTGATCAGGGAGCCCGTGAGCTTCTGGCCAATGTACGGGTCGAGGACCTTCCGCATCGTCTGCTGGACGTAGTGGATGGTCAGTGTGACGGACGGCGTGCGCGTGATGACCGTGTCGACGTTCGTCGTCAGGCCGTGGCGGACGCGCATTCCGGTGTCGACCTGCTCGATGATCGAGACTCCGGCGACGGCGACCTGGTTGGCCTCCGTCGGGTCGAGCAGGCGCCCGAGCCGCTTGAAGCCAACGATGGAGCGCCGGGTGAGCGGAGTGGCCACGTCGAACGCGGAGTTCGTCAGGGTTCCGGCGAGCGCCGCGGCCATGTATGAGCTGTCGACGAGCTGGTCGGTCAGGTTGCCCTGGTCGTCCGAGACCGAGAGGACGTACGTGTCGGGGTAAGACACGAGCATCAGCTCGGAGTTGAGCCCCTTGGCGATGGCCTGGACGCCGAGCGGATTGGTCCCCGCGGCGACGCCCACAACGCCGATCCGCTCACCCTCCTGGCGCGGCGTGCTCATGAACACGCAGTGCTGGTTCAGGGAGGAGAAGATCGTCGGATCGGTGGCGAGCGGGACGATGACGTCCGGCTTGACCGATCCCTGGATGGGCTTGCGCTGCTCGTCGATGGCCGCGATGAACGACCCGCCGCCGGCTTGCGAGGACCCCTCCGCCCTCAGGACCTGCTTGAGGCCGATGAGGATGGCGCCGTTGAGGAGGCAGATGCGGGCGGCCAGCGAGAGCGGGTTATCCGGCGTCGGGGAGCCGAAGTTCTGCTGGATCTTCTTGATCTCCCGGAAGAGCTGCGTGGAGAGGTCCGTCTTGGCGTAGTCGTAGGAGACGTAGTAAACGTCGCCGATGGCCGGCTCCGTCCCCGAACGGGCGTACGTGCTGACGAGCGCCGTCGTCCCCGGGTTCATGTTGTTGGTGTTGAACACCGTGATCTCGACGCCTGAGATGGCCTTGATCGGGATCGAGGCGTCCGTGATGAACGACTGACCGACTACGAGGGTGAAGTTTCCACCACTGGCGTAGTCGCCTGCGACCGCCTTGAGGACGGTGAACCGGAGTCCCGTCGTGACATCCGTGTACGTCTGGCCCGGGAACCCGGTGCCGTGAGAGCCCAGAAGGCCCTGGGAGGAGGAGACGGAGAAGCCCGCCTGGGCGTTCTCGCCGACATCACCCGAGGTACCCGGAACGATTCCGAGCTTCGTGTCCGTGACGAAGGCCGTGTTCGAGACGTTCGAGAACGCCACAGTCGATAGGTTGCCCGTCGTGAGGGAGTCGATGCGGAGGAACCCGCCGAGGCCGGGAGATGCGACGCGGTACGACACGCCGACGGCCTGGAAGGACGCGTTGGCATTGAGGGCGTTGGCGATATTGGAGGCCGTCGGCTGCTTGCGCTGGGCCGAACCGCCGGAGACGAAGCCGAGGACGTCGTTCGCCGTGCTAGTCGACTTGACATTCAGGGAGGACAAGGCGTTGTTGAGGCGTGAGGTGAGTACCAGCTTCCCAGCGTTGATACCGGCGCCAGTACGAGCCACGAGCTCCGTCATAGACGTGGTCGCCTGGTTCACAGCGTCCTTCGTGCCGTGGACGTGGTACGGGCCCTGGGTCTGCGCCAGGTGGACTGGGTACTTGACCTGGAGCTCCGCCGTCAGGGCGACGAGGGACGCCGGGCTGGAGGCGGCGACCGACGTGATGACGTTGGTCGTGTCCGCCACGAAGTGGTAGTTCGTGGAGGCAAGGTGGACGTTGAGCTTCGTCTTGATGTCGTTCGCGAGGGCCTCACCCGTGAGCTGGGAGAAGGCGGCGGGCGCCGTGATCGTGTCCGTCACATCGTTGATGATGTGAACGCCGGCCAGCAAGAAGTGAGCGTTGAGCTTCGCCTTGATGTCGTTGAGGATCGGGTAGCAGTCGGTGTTGACGACCGGAGGGAGGGCCGGGGTCAGCGTGTCGACCGTGTCGTCGAAGCCGTGGACACCAATCTGGACGAGGTGGGAGTTGTAGAACTCCTTGAGGTCGTTCGCGAGGACAACGGCCGACTGGAGGTTGGTCGCGTTCCCGGTGGCGACGGCGTTGGACGTGTCGCTGAGCTGGTGGACGCCGCCCTGAGAGAGGTGGGCGTTATACTTCGCCTTGATGTCGTTGAGAAGGGCCTGGGCGTCGGCGAGGGTGACGGCGGCAGGAAGGACGACAGAGTTGGTCCCGTCGGCCGCCACGTGGTAGGCCGTTGAGACGCGGTGGAGGTTGTAGTCGCTACGGATCTCGTTCGCCAGGGCGATCACGTCGGCCGTGTAGGTCGCGATGTCGGCCGTGGAGGCGAGGGCGATGTACGAGTCGTTGATCGACGTAACGACGTCCTGGAGGAGGACCGCCGTGCCGCCCGGGAGGGTGGTCGTAACGTCCTTGCCGTCGACGTTGAGCTGGAACGAGTCGTTGACGCCCGTGGAGATGTTGAACGGACCGGTCTGGGTGCCGACGAGGGTCGCCACCTGATTGATCGCGTTGTACGAGCCCGTGGCCGCCTGGTTCGGCTCGAGGCCGACCTTTCCGGAGGCGTCCGTCTCGCCGGCCGCCGTGGGCGACATGATGAGGACGCTCGAGACGAGGCCGTTCGTGAACGAGGGGAGGCTCCGGGCCTTGATCGAGAGGATCTTCTGGAGCCCGTACGTCACGACTGACACGAGGTTGTTGGGGGCCGTCGCGGCGAAGGTCACCGACCCATCCGCGTGGACCTGGACGTCAGCGTCGATGACCGCGTTGACGGCCGCAGCGACGGCGGCAAGGGTCGTCAGGCCGGTCATGTTGACGGGTATGAGGTTCACGCCGTCGACGTTGAGGACGAGGCGGTCCGTCGAGAGCATCGACAGGGGCTCAGTCACGCCGCTGGAGAGAAGGACCGCCTTGTACTGCAGCGAAAGGTCGACGGAGACCGCGGGGTTCCCGTCGATGATCATCCCGCCGAAGATGCGGGTCGCCTGGTAGATGTCGTACGGCTCCTGCTTCTGGTTGGAGAAGGAGGCGTGGGTCGCCGGGTCGAGGGCCGTGTTGAAGGTGACGGTGACGGTCTCAGCGACGGGGTTTCCGGCGCCGGTGTGAATGGCGTCCGGAAGGCTCTCGGTACCGGAGGGCCACTGGATGGTTTGCGGAAGGGAGGCTTTAACGCCAAACTTGGCTCCGAAGACCAGGGCCCCGCTGAGCGCGGACGCGATCGAGTAGCTTCCGGTGCCGGACGAACCGGGCGTGAGGACCGAGAGGGTGAAGGTGTCGTCCGTGATCCGGTTGTACCAGAACGTCGCGAACGCCCTGTACTCGGCCGACACGGGGGTGGCGAGCGTCACGATGTTCGTGGAGCTGTCGACCTCGAGGACCTTGACCGGAGGGCGGGATGAAGCGTCCCGCCAGGTCTTGCCGACGTAGACCGTGACGAGGTCCGGGCGGTTCGTCGGAAGGTCAAGGCGACCGTTCGTGATGGTGGTGTAAGTCGCCTGGCCGAGGGGCGTATCGCGACCGTTTCCGCTGGTGGGGACCTCCGGAAGGAGGAACTTGGTCGTGGAGACAGTGCTCGTGGTCGTGTCGACGAACCTGGCGCAGGGAGCGCCGAAGATCCTGTCGTCGACCAGCATGCCGACGATCTGGGTGGAGTCAAAGGACGCGGACCCGGTCTTGTCGCCGGCCTGGACCTGAAAGGCCGTCCCCCATTGGATCTTGGACTGGTCGCCGTCGTTGACGACGATGAAGTCCGGACCGTTGAGGAAGTCGCGGCGGCCGGGCGCAATGCCGACGTTCCCGACCGTGATGATGTTGCTGTTCGGGAGGTAGTCGAACGTATCCTGGAACGTGTTGAAGTAGTAGGTGATGAGGACCTTCGAGCCACTCTTCGGCGCGAAGGGAAGGCCGACGAGGCGCTGGGAACCGTCGACCGACTTGGCGAGGACTTGGGTCCCGTTCACCGTCACCGTCACCTTGGACGGGTCTGTCGTCGTGATGCCACCATCAGAGCCATCGACCACGGGGCCGTTGAACACGCGGAATGACTGCGTGCGAGCGGTGTAGTCGCCCGCATTGAAGCCGAGGACTCCGTTCGCGCCGCCGCTACCGACGAGGATGTTTCCGAGGGCGATCAGCTGGACGTGGGCGAGCCCCTCGTTGTCGATGTGCACCGAGGCTGT